GCGAAGGCAGGATAAAGGCGCATTTTTGTAGAACGCGCGTGAAGTAGTCGAAGATTACAACGACTGCTCACAACACCAGATCAGGCGATCCACAGCCACACCGAAGCCAAGACCAGCGAGGTCTACACCAAAGGCGTCGAACGCTGGACACTCGCCGCTGATGCTATGCGCACCCTCGAAGATATGGAGTGGTGAGTGATGGTGGTGATGCCACGCATCGCGACCTTGAATAATGATCTCCAAAGCGGACAGAGTCGGTCATTCTCGGGGTTGCGAACAACGTAGTTGCTGACCAATCTGAGCAGTGCTTTCGCGGTGATTACCAGCGTCTTGGGTACAGAATGCCGATAGCACCCTAACGGCGAACCGCAACCAAAACCTCGTCTAGCCCGGCAACAGTACGGCAGAGGTCGTCTTCAAATCCTTTTGGGTTCTGTATAAGCTGTTCTGGATCGTAGACGAACACAAAGAGCCGGTCGCACTCCGCATGATCACCATAGAGCAGGAAGTCGTCGGCAATCTGCTTGCGCAGCTCTTTCGCTCCTAAGCCAGAGCGCGTACGTTTGTATTCTACGATAATTCGTTCGGGTTTCAGAAGCGTGTCGGCTCGCCCCGATCCGCCAGCAACAGAAGGCGTGGGCTCTTCTGCCCGAATGTCTAGGAAGGGTATGGCGAGCAATGCCTGAAAGAGATACTGAACATCATACTCGTCATTGATCTCGATCGGCGTATGCCCCTTCCGGTGGGTCTTTGTGCGCGCTACCACGTTGGGAAAGCGGTTCGCGATCTCTTTGACCCGTTCGATCGGCGAAGGCATAGCAGCAGTTAACAGTGTAACTCCATTAACCTGTATTTCTTTTGCCGCCTCGTTGAGTTGTCCGAGCGTCTCTTGAGCGGCGAACAGCGTAGCCTCCACGTGCCCGAAAGTTAAAGGAACGGTTTGGGCGACGCGATCACTCGCTACCTCGATAATCCCTTGTAATTCATCCCTAGCATGAACGAGCCAGTCGCATAAGGTCTGAAGAGCACTAGCGAGCGCCGCTGGAGAACCATAGTCCTCTGGGATACGGCAATTCAGAAAATGTTCGTCTGTATAGTGCCAAAGAAACATAGCGACGTTGTGAGCCTCATCGGCGCCCATGCCCGACCAACCCTTATGGGGTGCCGACTCGATCGCTGCTTCGCTAAAGTCCTGTTTGCGTTCGCGAATGAAGGCTTGCATGTAGATGCCCGCCTCTCGCGAGCTTGCGAGGTAATCAGCTCTGCTCATGATTTCAGTATACCTTAGACATGTTGTTCATGGAGTATAGCCTACTCTTACCATCAAAAATCTGATAAAATCTGTAGTCAAAATCCATTTTTCGAAAACGGTCGTATTTGTTCAGTTTACCAAAGCGATTGAAATTAGTGAATATCTCGCAATCGTAATCCCTTGCCAAATCTCTGCTGAACTATGGCAGCTTTCGGCGATCGCCAGTTTGGCAATAAACGGCCATTCATCCCCGTAAAGAATTCACGGTCGCGGTCCGCTGACTAGCGGCCATCTTGAAGTCGTGAATCTTGGGCTGGGGGCAAAGCAAAAACAGCAGAGTGTCACACACTCGTTTCGATCACGTTTGGCGTGGGACACCTATATCGGTAAAGTTATAATTTATAACAACAAAATTACGACGTTCTTTGTCTTTGGTAGGCCCGGAGGGGCTTGCGAGAGACAATCATTACAATGACTTAGCTTGCCACACCGAGGCGAGCGACCGTAATAGTATCAATGCGTTGCGCCGCACCCTGCCACACCCTGACGATCCGGCGGAAATGAAAAACGCCGCCCCCTCGGCAAAGGGTGACGGCGTTGAAAGCAATTACGAAGCGGCAAAACTTCAAACAAAAGCGTACCCTAAAGAGGGTGCATCTGCCAAGCCAAAAGCACTTAGCCGTCAGCAACGCTGGCGCAAGCGCAATCCGAAAGCATACCTCGCGCATCTTGCGGTGAAGAACGCTCTGAATCTGGACGTGATTGAGCAACAACCTTGCCGCGTCTGCGGTGCGACAAAATCCGAAGCACATCATCCTGACTATGACCGCCCTTTCGATGTGATCTGGCTATGTCGAAAGCATCACAAGGCACATCATGCCGCACAGGCGGGCGCATAATGGGCAGGGACAAGCGAAACGAACGTCTGCCCGATCACTACACGATGATGCGGCGGGGCGTGATGGATAACGATGCTTGGCGGGCGCTTTCACCCTATGCGCAAGCGCTCTATCCGTGGCTGCGTCTGGAGTGGAAAGGCGAGAAAGCGAACAACAACGGAAAGCTGAGGCTGTCGGTACGCCAAGCATCCGAACGCATGGGTTGCGGTATCAACACCGCGTCCCGTGCCTTCCATGATCTACAGGCTAAGGGCTTCATCGTCGTGACTGAAAATGCGCGGCTCGGCATCGGTGGCAATGCGCAATCTCCGGCTTACGAGATGACAGAGATTGCACTACCTCACGGCATGGAACGCGGTGGCCGCAACCTCTATCGTCAATGGAAGGAGGGGCAGGATTATCCAGTTCATAAGACGATGACGAACAACCCAACGGGCAAGCGTGGGAATTTAGAACCCTGTCACCATTACGGTGACGGTACTGTCACCAAATTAGTGACGGTTCGCCAATGACCGTCACCATATCAGTGACGGCCCGTCACCAAATCGGTGACGGTTTAGCGTGTTTTGGCGTGGGGACCGTCACCATATCAGTGACATCCTTACTTACCATCCGCCAGCGGCTCTGCGCTTCCATCTTACAGGCGACAAGACTGCGACGGCACATCACCCGCGCCATCGGTGGACACGCTCTACAGCGGCCATCGCACCCGCTTGGCAAGCGGCTAGTCGCCATTGGTCCCAATGCCCGGAAACCTGTGCAGACGGGAGACCGTTGTTGTCCTTTTTCTTTTTCTCTCGCGGGGTATTCCGAATGACTAGGGCAAGTTCCGAAGCGATAAAGGCCGTGAAATTTCTCAAAACACTGAAAATTCCGACCGGGCCGCTTGCTGGAAAGTCGCTGAAATTAGCGCCATTTCAAAAGCAATTCGTTCACGGCGCATACGCTAAAGACACAATGGCCGCTGTTTTAAGCATCGGCAGAGGCAATGCCAAGAGCGCGATTGCGGCTGGCCTAGGGCTGGGTTCACTGACAGGCGAGATTGATAAACAACCCGCTCGCGAGATATTGCTTGCCGCCCGGACGCGCGATCAAGCCCGAATTGCTTGGGATTATGCAGCCGGATTTGCGGCGTCACTCCCTGCTGAGGTTCAGGAACAGTTGATTTTTCGCCGCGCTCCGCGTCTCGAAATCGAATACGAGGGCGATGGCGGGCGTCACATCATGCGAGCCGTTGCAGCGGATGGTAAATCTGTTCTCGGCACTTCGCCAACGCTCGCGATCATGGATGAACGCGGGCACTGGCCTGTCGATAAAGGTGACGCGTTGGAGGATTCGCTATTGTCCGGGCTGGGTAAGCGTGGCGGGCGGGCGCTCATTATCAGCACGTCTGCACCCGACGACGCGCACCCGTTCTCGCGCTGGATAGACGAACCACCCGCCGGAACTTATGTGCAGGAACACCGACCCGCTCCGGGGCTTCCTGCTGACGATCTGGAAAGCATCCTGATTGCCAATCCGGGCGCAAAGCTGGGCATCGGTTCAAGCGTTGATTGGCTTATGTCCAGTGCCGAAAGGGCTATCGCGCAAGGTGGCCATGCGCTCAATTCGTTCCGGCTCTACAATCGGAACGAACGGATTAGCGGTGAAGCCCGTGACCTGCTGTTGACCTTGGATGAATGGCTTGCTGCTGAAATCCAGCAACCGCCACCGCGTTCCGGGCCTGTTGTTATCGGAATCGATCTAGGCGGTTCGGCATCTATGACCGCAGCGGCTTATTTTTGGCCTGAGACGGGCCGCTTGGAATGTTACGGCACGTTTCCGGCCATGCCGTCGCTGCTCAATCGTGGCGCGTCCGATGGCGTGGGCAATCGCTATTGCGAGATGCAGGACAGGGGGGAATTGACCGTGCTTGGCGATAAGACGGTTCCTGTCTCGGCATGGATCGAAGAAGTGTTTCGCCGCGTGCAGGGTTGCACCGTCTCGGCACTGGTAGCAGACCGCTATAAGGCTGCGGAACTCTCCGAAGGGATCGACCGGGCCGGGGTTCGCGCTCCGATGATCTGGCGCGGTTTCGGGTTCCGCGATGGTGGCGAGGACGTGGAGCGGTTTCGCCGCGCGGTCTTTGACGGAAACGTCCGATGTGAACCGTCGCTGCTGATGCGCTCGGCAATGTCTGATGCTGTTTGTCTCCGCGATCCGGCTGGAAATGCCAAACTTGCAAAGGCGCGCAGCAAGGGCCGGATTGATGCAGCATCGGCGTCCGTGATTGCCGTTGCGGAAGGCGTCCGTCAGATTGCCAGACCGTCGCGCTCGGCACGGGAACCGATGTGGGCGTGAGATATTCGAAGCACATCACACGTGGACCGCGATGGAAGGCGCTCCGCTTGCTGGCACTGCGTCGCGACGGCTGGAAGTGCGTCCAATGCGGTTCGCGTGGCCGTCTTGAGGTTGACCATATCAAGCCCGTTCGGACGCACCCTGAACTCGCTTACGATCTGGACAACCTCCAGTGTCTTTGCAGTTCCGGACATTCTAAGAAAACCCGCGCCGAAAATGGCCTTTCTCCGCTGAATCCAGAACGTCTGAAATGGCAGCAAGCCGTGAAAAGCCTTTCAAATAATGCGGTATCCTGATACCGTATACGCAATTTGCAAATTACTTCAAAGGGGCAACGATGCTCATTTCTACGAAAATCCAGAAACGCCAGTCTGAAATCCGTCAATCTCTCGCGGAATTGGCTGGCAAAGACGCGCCGACCGAGGACGAAACCCGGTCGATGGGGGAACTTGATACCGAATATCAGGCGAATGAAACCCGCTATCGTGCTGCGCTTATCTCCGAAGATACGGAACGCCGTGATGCTGGTGCAGAACTCGAAACGCGCCACGGTTCGCAGTGGAATGAACTGGTCGGGCAATTCGAGATGCGCCAAGTCGCGCTTGCGCTTGACGAAGGCAAAGCACTCTCCGGCGCAACGGCGGAAGTCGTGGAGGAAATGCGCGCCAGTGGCGGCTATCGTGGTGTACCCGTACCAATCGAGGCGCTGGAAATGCGCGCGGGCGAGACGGTCGCGGCTGGTACGCCTGACCCGATCACGACGCGCCCGATTATCGACCGTATTTTTGCGCCGACCGTGGCCGCTCGAATGGGCGTCCAGTTTATCAGCATCGCGCAAGGCGAGACGGAATGGCCTGTTGCCACGTCCGGCGCAACGGCGGGCTGGGCTGATGGCGAGACGGCGAACGTCGCAGGGCCGCAGGTTTACGCGACGGTCGATAAGGCGCTGAAACCCGACAACACTTTCGGCGTTCAAATGAAAGTCACCCGTAAGGCAATGAAGCAATCCGGGGCTGCTCTGGAACAAGCTGTTCGCAGAGATATGAACTCGGCAATCCAAACCGGACTTGATAAAGCGATTTTTCAGGGGTCCGGCGCGAATGGTGAACCGCTCGGCATTATCAGCGGTGCAGCGACTTACGGCATCACTGAAACGCCTGTTGATGCGCCTGTTAGCTGGGCAGCGTTCCGCGATGCAATCGTTCGCTACATGCTTGCAAATGCAATTTCTTCACCTTCTGACGTGAATCTTCTGCTCCGTCCCGAAGTATGGGGCGCGATGGACGATGCGCTTATCACTGGAACCGCTGTCTCTGAGTGGGACCGTCTCACGTCGCATGTCGGCGCGGGCAATATCTCGCAATCAAGCAATGCGCTTGCTGACCCGGCGGGCGATCCAGCCGAAACGGTCGCACTGTTGACGACGAACACGGCGGGCGTTTCCCCGGCTTTTGTCGGGCTTTGGGGCGGTATTGATCTAATCCGCGACCCCTACGCCGATGCTCAATCGGGCGGATTGCGCATTACAGCGTTGCTGACGGCTGATGTAACGGTCGCGCGTTCGGTGCAGCTCGAAGTTTTGACGGGCTTGCAATAATGCTGTTTGGGTTCGCAAAATGCGAACTTGAGGTTCGCAATGGTGCAGACGGTTCGCGAATTATCGCGGGCCGTTTTGCCTATGGTGCTGAGACTGAACTTGCTCCGAATCGTCGCGAGCGTTTCGAGGCACGGGCCTTTGCGTCGAGGATCGATGCAGGGGAAGACGTGCATCTACTGGCACAACACGACTTTACAAAACCGCTCGCCAGTCGCTCCGCGGGGACGCTGGAAATCCGCGACGATGACAACGGCGTGACTTTCGAGGCACGTATCTCTCCGGGCATAGCAGATACGTCTCACGGTCGCGATGCACTCGCAATGATCGACGCGGGGCTTGCTGCTGGCCTATCTCCGGGCTTTCGGGTTCCTGATGGTGGATCGACGATCACGGCATCCGGTAGCACTATTTTGCGTTCGATCCACAACGCAGAACTTCATGAAATGTCGATTGTCACCCGTGGCGCTTATCCAAACGCACAAGTCGAGGCGAGAACTTGGACGCCATTTGAAGCCATACAAAGGGTTGCTCCTGAACGCATGAAATCAGTGGGGGCGCTTCGATGGCGGTAACATTGGACATAGCGGAAGGCGCTCCTGAGTCTTATCCAGTGGTTGTCATGCACGCTCGCGAGGGCGGTTCAATCTCTGCTGATTTTGAGGTTGATGCAGCGGTGACGTGGCAGCGAATTGAGGCTTGGATTCGTTTCCGGTTCTCGACTCGCGAAGTCGTTTTCATGGGGGCGCTGATGCTTGGGAAGCAACCACGCCGCGACCGTCGCCATCGGGCGGTTTTATCTTTGAGGGCGATGGTCCTTACCGCGTCACTGGCACGGCTGGCGACAATAATGCACCGCCTGCAATCGTGCTGGAGGGGTGGCGCTTATTGCAGGAATATCAGCGGGGCTTGGCCGCGTCTCATATGAACGAGACGGCGCTTATCAGTAGCGGTGACGATACGTCCGTTTCATTGTTTGCGGCAAAATCGATGCACGTTTCTGGTGCTGCTGATTTGCTCCGAAATTATCGGAGGCTGTCGGCATGAATTGGAAATTCTGGAAAAAGCCCATTGAAGCCCGTTCGTCGGGTTCAGGTTACACCGCCGAAATTATGGCCGCGCGTGAAAGCTATATCAGCGGCTCGCGTGGCATCGCTGAACTGACTTCGACCGTGCAGTCGTGCGTCGGACTTTGGGAGTCGGGGCTGTCATGTGCTGATGTGATCGGCACTGATCTGTTAACCCGTCGTGTCTTGGCTCTTTGCGCTCGCGCGCTCGCTTTGCGTGGTGAGTGCGTGTTTGTGATCGAGGATGACAAACTGGTTCCCGCGTCCGATTGGGATTTAACAACCCGTCATGGCGACCCGCGCGCTTATCGGTTGTCTATCTCGGAAGCTGGGGGAGGCACGACCCGCACGGCGCTTGCTGCGGAAGTGGTTCACCTTCGCATCGGCGCTGATGTTGTTGCGCCTTGGACCGGGACCGCACCTCTACGGCGGGCGAGTATCACGGCTGGGATGCTTCACGCCTTTGGCAGCGTCACGCGACGGCATAGCGTCAGTGTTCGGCGTGTTGCCGGGGCTGATGAATCCAGCAACAACCGGGCCGATGGTTCGCGAAGCTCAACGGCATCTTGCACAATGGCAGCTTTCCCCGATTGCCGGGATGATTGGCGAGGAATTGACCGAGAAGCTGGGATCGACCGTCACGCTGGACGTGATGAGGCCGCTTCAAGCGTTTGACGCTGGGGGCCGTGCAAGGGCTGTTACAGCCGTTGTGAAGGCGATGGCCGAAGCGAAAGACGCGGGCGTCGATGTGGCTCCGGCGATGAAGCTGGTCGATTGGGATAGGTTGGATGCACCTTGATTTCACGGTCATTTAAGCATCCCCGTAAGTCGTGAGTGGGTAAACCGCGACAAGGCGCAGCCCTCCGCACTCCTTTGGGCGTGGCGCAGCTCCGCGACGGTGTGCAACCGGGCGCGGGGCAGCAATTAAGAGCGGATTAATCTTCGTCGAACTTCAAAAGGCCGCGATTGTCAGTGTGAACACGCGTCACCTGAAACGGTTTCAAGTGACGCGCGGCACGGGTAAGACTGGGGCCGCGCAATTTTCTGCGATCCAACCCAATTTCTTTGACGGTTGGAGCATTGTCCAAGACGCAGACAATGCTCGCTCTGGTGTGAACGCGCTCACTTGAAACCGTTTCAAGTTACTTGCTGTGTAAGCCGAACGCTTGTTCGTGCCATTCTGTCTGAAAATCCGCATCTTGTAGAAAAACAAGATAGCGGAAAGCGCACCGTCGAGCGTGACGGCAGTTTTTATTTGAATACCGTCAAGAATTGTGTATCGGGCGCGGGGCGTTCATTCCTGCTTAGTCTTCGTCGAATTTCAAAAGGCCCCGATCTTCATATACGCTTCGTTTCGGCGTAACGGGACGCGCCATCAAATCGTCGGCACGTTTCAACATTTCTCGGACGCGTTCTGGCGCATCGTCCCAATTCCCCATACTGTCGTATATCTGAGAGAGTTCATCTCGAACGCGTTCGCTAAGTCCACTGTCGCTAGCATTGAGCGCCCTTACCAGTGCCGTAAATAACGCAACGGTCACATAACCATCTTCAGTTCTACTATCCATCATTGGCGCTTTCTGCATTTGTTGACTGCGATTCGTTTTTGTGCATCCTAGAAATTGTCGCGCTACCAACGCGGCAAAGTCGGCTGACAAGGTGCTACCAACACCGAGCCAGCCTAACCGCAACAACGCTTTGAAGGAGCGATTGTCATGGCTACGGCTACCCTATCCACAAATCCGACTAACGAAAACCATCCATCTCGCAGGACGATCTTGTCCGGCGCGGCGGCAACCTTACCCGTTGTGGCGCTCGCAAACCCTGCGAACGCTGCAACGGGCCTCACTGACCCTGCTATCGCCGCATACTCCGAATGGAAGCGACTTAGCGACGAGGCGGACGCCGCCGATCTTGCCTTCGAGCATTTGCACGACATTGACCAAGAAGCCTACTGGCGGGCGCTTAATCGCCACCGCGAAGAATGGGATGATTCACTCGAACGTCAGGCGCTCTGGACGGCGATCACTATGCCCGCAGTGTCTTTTGAAGGCTTGTTGTGCAAGGCGCGTTTGGTGGATCAATTTCACGGCTCTTGCTCGATTGGCGAAGCATGGCAAGACGATATGCAGCGACCAGAATTTGCGATTATCCGCGAACTCATAATTGACCTGCAACGTCTGTCGGAGGCGGCGGCATGACCCGCCAAGACCTTGAAGACCTGATCGAACACGCAATCGACGTGCTGAACGTCATGGACGCGGACCCCGAAGCCGAAGACGGCGGAGACGCTGAACTCGAACCGGACCGAGAACCAGACCACGATGCAGAAATCGACCACGAAGACGAAGCATGGTTTCAGCCTGCAATGATGGCTTGAAACTCAGGGCGGCGGGGGAAATCTCGCCGCCCTCAATGACTTTTTGTTATTGAGGGTTGCTTCCGCTCTCAGTATGTGTAACTCAGTGAGCATGAAGACAGGTCAATTTATTGATGCGGTGGCCGAAGCCTATCGCGTTCCCGCTAAGACAGTCGCGGTTTATGACCGCGAATTGAAAAAAGCCGGACTCTTGCCGATGGGGCGCGGGATCAATGCTCCACACATGAAGCCGAAAGATACGTCGATGATGACTGTCGCGCTGCTGGCGACAGACAACCCGTCAAAATGCGTCGAGGCTGCGAAGCGGTTTTCCTCTTTGGTTGTTGATGCCGCGCGCTCAACTGGCAACATTCCCGCCGATTATGTTGATGGCGTAACGACGCTTGGAGATGCGATCACCGCCATTTTTTCAACGCTCTATGGCGATGATTTTTACGTCAATTATGTCGAGATTCAAGAGAACGCTCGAAGTGCCGTCGTTGAGGGGGAAGACTATCGCGTCTTTTTCAAAACGCTTGAACGGACAGAAGACCAGAAGAACGCCGACGCTCGCAACCTGTTTGGAATCCGTCGCGCCCGCGGTCTTGCTGCATACGAATTAATGCAGCTTTGGGCGGCGATGATTCCAAGCCGTTATCGCGGCTGCGACGAAAACGGTATGCCGTTGGACTTGAACCATTCGTGGAACTTGGAAGGTTCAGAGCGCGACCGCGAAGATCGTCTCGCTGAAATCAACGCATATATCGCGAAACTGGAGGCCGCGACCTGATGGGTGCAGTCGACGCAAAATCCTATCCGAACGGATTGCGCCTGATGACACAGGGCGAGGCGGCTACCTATCTGCGGACTTCACCCGAAACTCTTAAGTCGTGGCCGACCATGCCGCGTGTCCGCCCCGATGGCCGCAAGGTCTATGACATTCGCGATCTGGACAGCTTCGCGGATAGCCTCCCCTATGACGGTGAACAAAAACCGCAAGAGACGGGATGGGAAGACATTGAAGCTTGAGGGGTTGACCCATGACCGCACCCGCCACGGCAAGGTGCGCTGGTTCTATCGCGACAAGCGCGGCAAGAAACAATTGCGCGGCATTAATAGCGAACCACCAATAAAGATAACTGACGAAGTGTTGACGGCTTACCTCGATGCAAAGGCCCGTCTTGACGATGTTCGCCCCGAACTCAAGGGGCGCGATACGCTTGGTTGGCTTATCGAGACCTATCTGCGAAATCGTAAATTCGCAAATGACCTTACCCGCGCTGATCATCGCAGCGTTCTAGGCCGCGTTCAGCGCGATCATGGGCATCGCCCCTACCAGTCAATGCAGACCAAGCACGTTGAAATTCTGAGAGACGACGTGGGAGGGTTTCCGGGAAACAAGCGTGTAAAGTACATGCGCGTGATGTTTGGATGGGCCGTAAAGCAAGGCTATGCGTCACAAAACCCGGCAAAGGATGCGGAGCTGCTAAAGATTTCCAGCGGCGGGCACACCGCGTGGACACCGGAAAACGTCGCTGCATTTGAAGAATGTCACCCGATTGGCAGTAAAGCGCGTCTCGCTTTTGCACTGTTTCTCTACACTGGACAGCGCGTAAGTGATGTTGCGCAATGGGGGCCGCTCAATCTGCGAAATGGCAGGATTGTCTATAAGCAACACAAAGGCCGGACGCAGCGCGTCGTGCATCGCAGTTTGCCGATTGTCGCGCCGCTCAAAGAAATCATGGATGCGTCCGAACTCGGTAAGTCGATGTGGCTGCATACTGATTATGACGCTCCTTTCACGATCAAAGTACTTGCCACACCTTGAAATAAAGGAGCGATAACAAATGGTTATGAGTGATATGGTAGGCCCGGAGGGTGCCAAACTATTACGTTAATTCAATGACTTAATCGAGGGTGGGACTGCAAATTCGGCGCTAGGCTGTATGCCGTGCTCTTAAATTTCGTCCCACCGACTATTGATCATCCAGCAATAAATATCCGATCAATTGTCGACTATCTCGACTTCCAACCTAGTTTTTGCTTGAGGGTATCTGTTATTTTCAAGGATGCATCAAGCATTGGCAGCGCATAGCTACATGGTGCGCCCATACATTCTTAGCGTCATCGCTATCATCATCTCTAGGAGTCCTGAGTCTAGGTGATCATGTCGTTAATTTGATCAATGAGTTCGTCAGCTGTTATGACGCCCGGCAAATCTTCGCTCCATAAATTTCGGTAGGAAGGAGACAGGTACTCGGGCGATGCGACGATCAACCGATCAGCCCTCGCCGTAATTCGTTTGCCTTCTTGTTTTACCCGTTCCTCAAGCACGTTTCCACGTTCTATTACGCGTTCCATTTGACGTGCTAAAACCTTGTTGCGATTATCAATCGTATGGTAATGTCCAATCAAGTATTCGTTTGAAATATACCTGCTCTTCATATCTAGATTAACTAAAAGTCCATCGTCGGTAACAAACGCAAAATCAACATCTCCAAAATCTCTGCCATTCTTCACCAAGGTCTTACCTGACTGATCTAAAAAGGAAATTCGACCTTTCAATGCCTTGCTGATTAGCTTTCGGCATTCTTCCTCGAACAAGGCACCCCGTGCATTGGAAGCTTCGCCTTCGTCAACGGAACAAATTTGAAACAAGGATACAAAACATTTGTGAATTTGGGTGAGGTCGATCACTAGGGTAACTTCATCAATCAGCCAAAAGAACTTCGGCGAAACCATTTCTTTCGGGTTTGGCACTCCTGAAAATGCGTCAACGAATTTCGAAACGAGTTTCGTGGATTCATTTGCACCTCTCTTTGCAAGCTTTCGCGTCAGATGCTCAACGAAATTTGACTGAGAGGTTCGAAGATACCCGCGTTTATAAACTGAAACGGAATGCATCCATCTTGATAATCTAATTGGCTCGCTTTCTAGATTGTCCCAGTTCAAAATATTTTCTTTGCCCTTACTTGGCTTTATGGTGAAACATTGACTTTGTTCATGTACTAACTCTGCGAGCGCACTGAAGGCTTGGGAAAGCTCGTCACAAGTCAGACCCGTTTTCTCGACTAACGCGGCTTCTTGAAGTCGTAGTTTTTCGATCCAGGAAATATAGCGCAATTCTGGCATTGCCCACCAATTGAGGTCGTCGACTGAGTGACCGTTGCCCTTAACTTGAATGGCAGAAATTGGCTCTTCAAACCATATGTTGGAACCTAGGTTGGGCGCAGCACGTGCAAGCCCCGGAAGCATATTCGCGTGTTGAAGTTGCGAAGTATCGTCCTTTATTAACCCGGACAAAGATCTCACGTTATGGCTTGAATCTCGTCTAGCTTCGTACTCGTCAATGGCCGCCGAGACGCTTTCAGGAACATAAATTTTCAATTTCCTAGGTGCAAACGGGGGTCGCCGCGTTTCTAACATCGTCCATTGAAACTCTGCGGGCAAAGGAATTTCTACAATTGTCGCGCCTTTCCCACAGAACCGATACCAAATTTCGGTCTGCATTAGTAGGTATCCCGCTCCATAGAACTTGCCAATCTTCTCTGGCAATATCGGAGCTACGTCGTGTTCAAAAGTGGAAACATCAATCGTCAATAGTGAACCCGACCCATGCTGCTTAACCTTCCAATCTACCCCGTTCGGCTGCAATGCGGCGGATGTCGCAATTTCACTAAGACGAAGAAGGTCTTGCTCACTATCTAGCGGAACCCCAATAACCCCCTCGACTAATTTTGGCCCCAGTGAACGCAAGAGCTGAAGAGCGAACCTGCGGTCCAATCCGGCCAAAGCTCTTTTGCACTCTTCCCAAGCAAGATCTTTGAGTTCTTCAAGGCGAACCGTGTCGTGCCTAGAATTGTTTTTTGCTTGAGTGGTGGCCCAGTTCCTCATGATATCGTTGTAGTTAATACAGAACGACCTTCTCGCTCTGGTCATTGAAGGTAAGATAAATTCGGAAATCACGTTGCCAGCGAAATCTAGATTGTTAGTTGGTGTGTCATGAGGATGCAAAGTGCTTGACCCGTGGCACCTTTTCCACTTTCGACCGCTGCCGCATGGGCAAAGGCTGTTTCGGGGATATTTCATCAATAACTACCGCTACGTGTCTTATTGCTCAGCATGCGCCCGCTTGCGAACTGACCGACACAGTCAACCTGCGTCCAACGAGACCTCGTTGATTTTTTGGCTCTGTTCAGGTTTCGATCAGATGCCGTTGTCCCAGCGCAAAGCGTGCTGCGAGCCCGGAAAACTCTTATCTCCTGCGAACCAGAAAATGGGGTCACTGCAAACAACCGACGAATTCTTCAAATGATTGGAGGGACGTTGAGTCTAAGAGCCTGATTCAAAAGTTCATGAAGGATAGCAGAACCTTGCGAG